CATCGCAATGACGCGTTTGGCGCAACTTGCCGAAACCACGCCGGGCAATTATCTGACCCCACGGGCGTTCTATGATATGAACCCCACCAACAAGATGCACTGGGCATATAAGATATTCATCCAGAAGATCGAACCGGAAACCAAGAAGCCTTTGAGTCATCCGGAAAACTTCGTGAACTGCAAGATGAACCCGGAAGACAACACCGAGAACCTCTCCAGCACTTATATGGAGACGTTGAAGGCTCTCAGCCCCCGTCTTCGCAAGCGTTTTTTGCTCGGTGAATTCGCGGATGCTACCAATAATGCTCTTTTCAATGATGAAAATTTCGAGCTTTGGCGTGTCATTGATGGCGTTTTGCCTGATATGGTGCGCATTATCATTAGTGTTGATCCTTCTGGTGCCGGTGACACGAATAACGCTGATAATGATGCTATCGGAATCATTGTCGCTGGAATTGGCGTGGACGGATATTGTTACATCATGGAAGATATTACCGTAAAAGCTGGTCCCGCTACATGGGGAAAGGTGGTCACAGATGCATATGACCGTCATGAAGCCGATGCGGTAGTAGCTGAAGTAAATTATGGCGGGGCCATGGTCAAGCACGTGATCCAAACTGCACGTCCGCACACTAATTTCCGTAAAGTCACTGCAACTCGCGGCAAAGTCGTTCGGGCAGAACCCATTTCGGCGCTCTATGAGCAGGGCAAAGTGCGCCACGTTGGGTATATGCGGGATCTCGAAGACGAACTCTCGGCGTTCACAACAAACGGATACATCGGGGAAAATAGCCCGAATCGGGCCGATGCGCTCGTGTGGGCGGTTTCTGAATTGTTCCCTGGAATCATCAAACCCCGCAAAGAGAAGAAGGCCGAAGAAGCCGCTCGACCGCGTGAATACTCTGGCCGTGGAATGGCCTCTTCTTGGATGGGATCATAATGGCTGATAATAAAGATATCCTCTCAACCGCCCGTGCCCGCCTTGATATGGCGATCGCGGCCTACAGTGAGTCGCGTGAAGATGAAATTGACGATCTTCGATTTTTTGCGGGTTCCCCTGACAATCAGTGGCAATGGCCTGCAGATGTTCTGGCTACACGTGGCGCTGTGCAAGGTCAAACCATCAATGCGCGCCCGTGTCTCACGATCAACAAGCTCCCGCAGCACGTCCGGCAAGTCACGAACGACCAAAGGCAAAACCGGCCATCCGGTGCGGTCATCCCGGTCGACGATAAAGCGGATGTCGAAGTAGCTGAAATATTCGATGGGCTTATCCGACACATCGAATACATCTCCGATGCAGATGTCGCATATGATACCGCCTGCGAGAATCAAGTCGCATACGGTGAAGGATTCATCCGGCTACTTACAGAGTATTGTGATGACAATACTTTTGATCAGGACATTAAAATTGCGCGAGTTCGGAACTCTTTTTCGGTCTATATGGACCCAACGATTCAGGACCCATGCGGAGCGGACGCAAAGTGGTGCTTCATCACTGAGGATCTGCTCAAAGATGAGTATGTTCGGACATACCCGAATGCTGCCCCGATATCCACACTACAGTCTTTGGGTGTTGGCGATGAATCTTTATCGAACTGGTTAGCCGAAGATACCGTTCGGATCGCTGAGTATTTCTACTTTGAGCGCAAAAAGTCTACTCTGAACCTCTATCCGGGCAATGTGACTGCCACGGAAGGTTCTTTGGATGACCGTAAGATGAAGGCGGTCTACGGAAAGCCCATTCGATCACGTCCGGTGGATGTGAAGCAGGTCAAGCGCATCAAGACCAACGGCTACGAAGTTCTGGAAGAGAATGATTGGGTTGGGAAATATATCCCCGTAGTTCGTGTGATTGGTAACGAATTTGAAGTGAACGGCAAGTTATTTATTTCCGGGCTGGTTCGCAACGCCAAAGATGCCCAACGGATGTATAATTATTGGGTATCCCAAGAGGCCGAAATGTTGGCGTTGGCTCCAAAAGCACCATTTATTGGGTATGGCGGTCAGTTTGAGGGATATGAAACCCAATGGAAGACAGCCAACACCACTAACTGGCCGTATTTGGAGATCAATCCTGATGTGACGGATGGTGCAGGCCAAGTTTTACCCCTTCCGCAGCGGGCACAGCCCCCGATGGCGTCTTCAGGTCTTCTCCAGGCAAAAGCGGGCGCTGCTGACGATATTAAATCGACCACTGGGCAATATGACTCCAGCCTTGGCGCTCAGTCGAACGAAAGATCGGGAAAAGCAATCCTTGCCCGTGAAAAGCAAACCGATACTGGAACGTACCATTTCGTCGACAACCTCGCCCGTGCGATTCGTTACGTTACCCGACAAATTGTTGATATGGCCCCAAAGATCTACGATACTGAACGTGTCGCCCGAATCATCGGTGAAGACGGGGAAATCAGCCAAGCCCGAGTAAACCCCCAACAGGCTGAACCAGTCCGCAAGATCGTCGATCAGCAGGGTATCGTGATCGAGAAGATCTATAACCTCGGTGTCGGTAAATATGACGTCCGTGTCACGACCGGCCCAAGTTATATGACCAAGCGCCAAGAAGCTCTCGAAGGTATGGGCCGACTGCTTGAAGGCAATCCGGAACTCTGGAAAGTTGCCGGTGACCTATTTGTCAAGAACATGGATTGGCCGGGCGCACAGGAAATGTCCAAGCGCTTCGCCAAGACTATTGATCCCAAGTTGCTTGCCGGTGATGACCAGTCTCCTGAGCTTCAAGCCGCCCAACAACAGATGGAGGCCATGGGCAAGGAAATGGAGCAGATGCACAGCATGCTGCAGAATGTTTCCAAATCCATGGAGTCTCAGACCTTGCAGAACGACCACTTCTTGGCGGACATCGCGGCGTTCAAGGCAGAGACAGAGCGCCTGAAAGCACTTTCCGATACCGCAGCAGCTACCCCGGTGGCCCAAGACATTCACAACGTGGTCAAGCAGTACATCCAAGAGATTCTTGCAAATCCCACGCTCGAAGAAGAAGAACCCGCTTCGTTCGAGCAATATGAACAGTACGGCCAACAACAGCAACTCCCCCCACAATAAGGATACACCATGGCAAGCTTGATGCCCCCCGGCAAACAACAATATTTCGCAGCCAGCGGTGCCCCTCTCGCTGGAGGTAAGCTCTATACTTACGCTGCCGGTACTTCATCGCCTTTGTCGACTTATTCCGACAAGGCCGGAGTCACCCCGAACACGAATCCCGTGATTCTAGATGCCCGTGGTGAAGCGTCGGTATTTTGGGGTCCGGCTGGATATAAGGCAGTCCTCAAGGACGCCAATGATGTTCTAATTTGGACCCAAGACAATCTTTACGCCGCAGATTCTACGGATTTTCAACAAGTAGTGGTAACAGCCACGGAGGGGCAAACCGTGATTGGACTAGGCGGTACTTATATGCCCGGCACCAATGCACTGGCCGTGTATTGTAATGGTCTTCGCTTATCGATGTCAGATTACATTGAGTCATCAACCACGGCCATTACGTTGGTAAACCCCGCAACATTGGGCGATGAATTTTTAATCGATAAAAAATAAGTAAAATGAATGTGTCTGAGGAGTAATTGACAGCCCTTCCTCGATAGAGTAAAATCACAAAATCGTACTGGTGCGAATCATCAGGGAATCCAAGGATTCAAATGGACCCCGAAATTGGGCAAGAAGTAATAACGGAGTCACTATCCGTGCCAGAAAAGGTCGTAACGGCTACACCTGAATCTGTACCTGAAACGCCGGAAGAAAAGCCAGTTGAAGCCCCCAAGACTTTCACACAGGAAGAATTGGACGCAGCAATCGGCAAGAGGCTTGCGAGAGAGCAACGCAAATGGGAACGGGAACGCCAAGCGCAACCCGCTGCGCCCCTGAATGTTCCACCGCCTGAGCAATTTGAATCGGTTGAAGCTTACGCTGAAGCCCGTGCAGTTGCCTTGATGGAACAGAAGGAGCAGCGGCGTCAGCAGTCGCAGATTATTGAGAGTTACCACGAGAAGGAAGAGGAAGCCCGTGGAAAGTACGATGACTTCGAGCAAGTCGCATACAACCCAGGCATCCCGATCACTCAAGTGATGGCTCAGACGATCCAAAGCTCTGATGTTGGCCCCGATGTCGCCTATTACTTGGGTTCAAACCCCAAAGAAGCAGCGCGCATTTCCAAGTTAGCGCCATTCCTGCAGGCCAAGGAAATCGGGCGAATTGAAGCCAAATTGGCCGACGCGCCCCCAGTGAAAAAGGCTTCAAGTGCCCCCGCACCTTTCGCGCCTGTCACTGCCAGATCGTCGGGTTCCCCGGCAATTGATACCACTGATCCTCGGTCTATCAAGACCATGAGTACATCAGACTGGATCGCGGCGGATCGGTTGAGGCAGGTCAAGAAACTTGAAGCGCAGCGTCGTTAACATTACTTTTTGAGGAAACCATGTCCAATTCCATTCTCACGATCGATATGATCACCCGCAAGGCTCTGGAAATTCTGGAGAACAACCTTGTGCTGACCCGCAACGTGAACCGTCAATATGACGACTCTTTTGCAGTTGAAGGGGCCAAGATCGGCTCTACCTTGCGTATCCGCATTCCGGATCGTGCCTTGGTCACTGACGGTGCCGCCCTGCAAGTCCAGGACGACAACGAGCAGTTCACCACTTTGTCTGTCGCCAGCCAGAAACATATCGGCGTGAATTTCACTTCCGCCGAACTGACCATGCAATTAGATGACTTCGCTGAACGTGTGTTGAAGCCTCGCATCAGCCAGTTGGCCGCTTCCATTGACGCTGATGTGGCGAATGCTTACAAGTCGATCGCCGCTTCCGTGGGCACCCCCGGCACTGTTCCTTCCACTTCGCTGGTCCTGCTGCAGGCCCAACAGAAGTTGAATGAAGCTGCTGCTGTGATGACCCCGCGTTACGCCACCGTCAATCCTGCCGCTAATGGCGGTTTGGTTGAAGGCATGAAGGGCTTCTTCAACCCCACCGACACCATCAGTCGCCAGTTCAAGAACGGCATGATGGGTACTGGCGTGTTGGGATATGAAGAAATCAACATGTCTCAGTCAGTCAAGGTCCATACCACCGGTACCCGTACCAATGGCACTGTTGGTACTACGGTGTCCGCGCAAGGGCAATCGACTGTTGCGTTAGCCGGTTTGGGTGCGAGTGGCACGATTACTGTTGGTGATGTCTTCACGATCAGCGGTGTGTATGCGGTTAACCCGCAAACCCGCGAAACCACTGGATCGCTCCAGCAGTTCGTGGTGACCGCTGCGGATACCGCATCTGGTGGTGGTGCGACTACTGTCACGGCAATCTATCCCCCGATTTATACGGCAGTCCATGCTTTGGCGACGGTTGACAGTTTCCCGCAATCCGGCGCTACTGTGACTTGGATCGGCGCTGCGAATAGCCAGTATCCGCAAAACTTGGTATACCACAAAGACGCGATCACGTTTGCGACCGCTGACTTGCTGCTGCCCCAAGGCGTAGATATGGCTTCGCGTCAGGTGCATAATGGCATTTCTTTGCGGATCGTGCGCCAGTACGACATCAACAACGACCGGATGCCTTGCCGGATCGACGTGTTGTACGGTTACAGCACCATTCGTCCGCAGATGGCTTGCCGCCTCTGGGGTTGATATTCGGGGCTTCGGCCCCAGTTCCTTTTATTCATTTTTGGAGATTTAATCATGGCACTTCCTTCTATTGGCGGTGGTTCGCAAATTGGTGACGGCAACTTGAATGAGATTTTGTTGCGCGATCAGCCTGATGTCCAGACAGCCACGGTCACGGCCACTTTGACTGTCGCACAGATCACGAACGGCATGCTGGTCGGTAACCCCAGTACCACCGCTGCGACTTACACTTTGCCGACTGGTGCCGCTGTCGATGCGACGATCAGCAATGCGAAAGTTGGCAGCACGTTTGATCTGGCTATTGTCAATTTGGGCACTTCTACCGGTGTCATCACATTGGCCCCCGGCGCTGGTCTTACTCTGGTCGGCCTGTTGACTCTTCCGACTGCTGCTGCCGGTTCTTCTGCGCAACTGCGCTTCCGCAAAACGGGCGTGGCTACTTGGGTGGCTTACCGCATCGCTTGATTTCGTTGGAATTTAACCACAGGAATGGCCCTTCGGGGCCATCTTCTTATGCCTACAATTTACCTTCAACATCCGATCCACGGGTCAAAAGTCGCTACAGTCGAAGCTGAGGCTGTTTACGATGAATCCAATGGCTGGACTCGGTATGATCCAAGTCCAGTGAATGCTTCTCAGGAGGTATTGACAGAAACCCCCTCTGAGGTGTACAATGAAATTGTACCTCCTCCACCACCCGAACACAAGTCGAAGAAGGCGAAATGATGGCAACTACTGCTGGTGACCAAATCAACGCGGCATTGCGGTTAATAGGGATGCTGGCAGAAGGTGAAACACCGTCCTCCGAAACAGCGTTGGACGCGCTTGCCGCCATGAATCAAATGTTGGATTCGTGGAGCGTCGAACACCTGATGATCTACAATACCATCGATCAGGTGTTCACATGGCCTACCGACGAAATTCGACGCACACTTGGCCCATCTGGAGACTTTGTGGGGTTGCGTCCCGTGCTTCTGGAGGATTCCACGTACTTCCGCGATCCCGCTACGAATGTGTCGTTTGGAATTAAACAGATCAACCAGCAGCAATATGATGGCATCGCAGTTAAGACGGTGACCAGCACGTATCCGCAAGTGATGTGGATCAACATGGAATATCCGGATATTTCGATGACCATCTACCCGAAGCCTTCGCGGGTATTGGAGTGGCATTTCATTTCAGCGCAGGAGTTGCTGCAGGCACCATCATTGGCCGCTACTCTTGCGTTTCCTCCGGGGTACTTGCGGGCGTTCAAGTACAATCTCGCATGTGAAATCGCGGGCGAGTTTGGTGTTGAACCGTCCACACAGGTGAAGCGCATCGCGATGGCGAGTAAACGCAATCTCAAACGCACGAATAATGGTAATGACATCATGTCGTTGCCGTACGCTATCGTCGCCACCCGCCAGCGCTTCAATGTCTATGCCGGAAACTACTGATGAAGACCCCATTTCTCGGAAGTAGTTACGTTGCGCGCAGTATCAATGCTGCGGACAGCCGCTGCGTGAACTTATTCCCGGAAGCAGTACCTGAAGGCGGGAAAGAGGCGGGGTATTTCAGCCGGACCCCCGGACTGCGCCTATTGACTACTGTTGGTATTGGTCCGATTCGGGGGCTGTGGTCGCGTGGTGCGAACGACACCAATTTCTACGTTGTGTCCGGGACTGAATTGTACAAGATGGCTTCCCTGACCGCCACGCCCGTGAAGTTGGGGGATGTGTCGGGCCTTGGTCCGGTATCTATCGCGGACAACGGCACGCAGCTGTTTATTGCCTGTGGTGGCCCAAGCTACATCTATAACACCACTACAGGTGTGTTCAATAAGATCACAGATGCGGACTTCCCCGGCGCAGTAGCCGTCCAATATATTGACGGCTATTTTGTGTTCAATGAACCGAACAGCCAGCGGATGTGGGTAACAAGTTTGCTCGATGGGCTTGCTGTCGACCCCCTGGACTTCGCCAGCGCTGAAGGCTCCCCTGATGGCGTGGTTGCTATCGCCGTTGATCACCGTGAACTCTGGGTGTTCGGAACCGATACTGTTGAGGTCTGGTACGACGCTGCCCTCGCCAGCTTCCCGTTTACCCGCATCCAAGGTGCGTTCAGTGAAATTGGCTGTATTGCCCCCTACTCGATCGCTAAATTGGATAGTGCCTTGTTCTGGCTTGGTGGTGATCCTCGTGGCTTTGGTATTGTTTATAAAAACAACGGGTATGCTGGCATTCGGATTTCGACCCACGCCATCGAGTTCGCAATCCAAAGTTATGGGAATACTTCCGATGCCGTGGCGTATACGTACCAGCAAGAGGGTCACGCTTTCTATGTCCTGAATTTCCCGACAGCCAACACCACGTGGGTATTTGACGTAGCCACAGGCGTATGGCATGAGCGCGTCGGGTTTTCGGACGGGGTGTATACTCGCCACCGGTCAAACTGCCAATGCCAGTACGACAACACCACTGTGGTTGGTGATTTTGAGAATGCTAATGTCTATGCCATGGATTTGAATGTTCATACGGATAACGGGCAAACTCAGAAATGGTTACGTTCGTGGCGGGCGTTACCGATGGGTAAAAACAATCTGAAGCGTACTGTTCAGCACAGCCTGCAACTCGATGCCGAAGCGGGGGTCGGGCTGCTTGAAGGTCAGGGATCAGACCCGGAAGCCATGCTTCGTTGGTCCGATGATGGCGGCCACACTTGGAGCAGTGAACATTGGCGCTCGATGGGTAAGATCGGTGAATATGGTCGCCGTATCATTTGGCGCAGACTTGGTATGACAGAGAAATTACGTGATCGGGTCTATGAAGTTTCCGGCACTGACCCGGTGAAGATTGCTCTGATGGGCGCAGAATTGTTGGTATCCCCGACCAATTCATGATGGCTACTATCACCAATATCACCAATATTCCGGCACCCCGCGTGCCGTTCACAGATGAGCGCACGGGTTTGATTTCACGTGAGTGGTATCGGTTCTTGTTGAATCTCTACACACTTTCAGGTGGTGGGCAAAGCGATACTTCACTGGCTGATTTGCAAGTCGGTCCATTGAATGGGGCCAACACAGGATTATTTCGCGATGAAATACAGCACATGGAGTTGGCTACAGATTTCGCCAATCAGAATGCGATACAGGCATTAGGACTAATCGCCACACTAAGGCCTGTGATGTCTAACGCTAAGGGAGCCTTTATACATGGCTGAACATTGGGGAATCTTAGCGCAAGTGAAATCAGTAGCGGCGGTGCTCACTAATGTTTATACTGCACCGCTTTCACGCAGGGCGACCGTGCTTGTGGTGATATGTAATGTGGGCGCTCCAGCGAATGTTCGGCTGGCTTATGCCGTCGGTGGCGCGGCAGATAACGTTTCGCAATATCTATTATATGATTTTAGTTTGGGTGCGAACGCGGCAGTCTCCACTGAAAAATTCACGATCAGTGAATCAGATGTACTTAGGGTATATTCCGATTCTGGTGACGTTGTGTTTAATGTGAATGGTATTGAAGAGTATGTCACTTAGGGGTAAATATTATGGCAGCAGGTGATTTCAAATGGTTCGCGCAAGGTCTGCACGATATCGGCAATAAGCTGATTGACCTTGATACGGATGTACTAAAATTTGGTCTAATAACAAACTCAGTGGTGCCTACGGTCGCCACCGCTGTCCCGTGTTGGGGAGCCGGTGGCACTACCGACTTCAGTACCACGCAAGTCACCGTAGCCACAAGCTACGCTGGGCCTGTTACATTGAACACAGTTACATGGACAAAAGATGCGACGGGCGCTGTGCTTGATGCGGCGAACCCGGCTGTGATCGCACAGGATGCTTCGGGTGCTACAAATATCGCGTATCTGATCCTATATTCAGATACATCCGTGAATAAAAAGTGTATTGGATATATGGAATTGTCTACCACTGGGGCTATCAGTCTGGTATCTGGCCCTTTAACTATCACATTCAACGCATCGGGGATGCTGAGAATCACGCAGTCATGACAGACCTCGCTCTTAACAATACAGTAGTTACGATCAGTAATACACCTGGAACGACCGACAACTTTGTGATTGCCGGGCCTGCCACCCGCTCAGACGGCCTACCGGTGCGTGACTTGACCGCTGCTCACAATGGCAAATCGTTCACCATTACCGCTTATGACGCTGCTGGTGACGAACAGCGCACTGGCTGCGTTTACACCCATGCGACTCGGACACTCACACGCGGTACGCTGGAAGATAGCTCTACCGGATCAGCCATCAATCTGACCAGCGCGGCTGTGGTGACGGTGACGATTACGGCGGGGATGGGTAACAGCCTGGACATGGTGATGCGGTCTCACATCGGCGGCTTGTTGATCACAAAAGGCACCGGCAACACCATCAACATCAGCGCGGGCACCGCGTATGTCCCGGCGTCAGATCGAGTGCTTTCATTTGCAGGCGTCACCAGTGCATCGGCGGGTGCGCTGGGGGTATCTCAGTGGCATCAGGTCTATTTGTATGACAACGCGGGAACGGTAAGTCTGGAGGTCGTCAACAACGCAAACCCTCCAAGTACCCCTTACGTTGGCACGGCGCGACAAGGCGGCACAAACAGCAATAGGCGCTGGATTGGCTGCTTTCGCACAGATGCATCAAGTAACGTGGTGGCATACGAGGTGATGGCGGAAGGCGCGTCTTATTCCGCCTACGCCATTGGGGCGCCCATTCGCGTGTTGAACAATGGCGTAGCGACAACAGTGACGCAGGTGTCGATTGCGTCTGCCGTCCCCAAATACGCCGCTGTAGCCGCTTATGCCACGGCCTACATCACCGCGCTTAACACTGGGGGGAATGCGTTGAATCTGAGTACCGGCGCATCCGGGTCTTCGGTAATTGAACTAAATGTGCCGCAAATGCCAGTCAATGGCACCTTGTTGTCTTTGCGCGTGGATATGCAAATAGATGCCGCTACGCCCAGCGTCTCTTACAAAGTGTTTTCGGCCTCTGGCGGCGGCTACATCGACGTTTCTGGCTATAGGGTGGCACGATGAAATACGCAGTAAAAATCGGCACAACGAGTGCATTTTGCATTGATGGCTTGGCACTACCAACAGATCATGTCGAATATGACGGCGAGTTCACGCCAACGCTGATTTGGGGAGACGATGTGCAGAATCTGCGTGAGCCTACCGCAGAGGAAGCAGCAGTAACCCTAGCAGCCGCCCAGCGTGCTGCTATTCCCACAGTCTCCCCCCGCCAAATCCGACAGGCCCTGACCATCGTTGGCTTGCGTTCAGCAGTCGAAGCCTTCGTGGCTTCCAGCGACCAAGACACAAAAGACTGGTGGGAGTTCTCGACAGAGTTTGAGCGCAACCACGCCAAAGTTGTTTCTGCAATTGCTGTAATTGGCGTGTCTGATCAGCAAGCTGACGATTTGTGGCTGCTGGCCAACTCTTTGTGAGTCCTAAATGACCTGGGGCTCAAGCGCATGGGGTGACAAGCCGTGGGGGTGGGTGCCCAGCGCATCAAGCGGAGGAGCCACGGTGGTGGGGACACTTGCTGATGCTACTGCTATAGGATTTACGGGTGCCGTTAGTAATCCTATGGTTGTTGTCGTCAACGCAGTGCTTGGTGTTGCGGTGGCAGTAGGGTTTACGGGCACTGTTGTTGGCGGTAGCGGTGTTGTAGTTGGTGGTACACTCGGTATTGCTGCCGCATCTGGATTATTAGGCGTCGTAGGTTTCACTGCTGCTGTCAACGGCTTACTTGGCGTCGCATCGGCATACGGACTTACCGCGACGGTGTGCTCGGGCACGCCAATAACGACCTCACCTTATACTCGTTTTATCAGGGCTTTCGCAGCTTAAGGAAAATTATGGCAGTTACTATCAAACCACTTATCCCCGCAAAAATTGCGGAGGCAGTGCAGACTACTCAGTATATTGCTATTGGTGTCAGTGCCATTATCGATAAATTCACCGCCACCAATTTTAGTGCGGGTGTTGCCGTTATTTCGGTGAATTTGGTTACAGTGGCGGATACTGCGGGGAACCAAAATTTGATCACCAAAACCAAGACACTGCAACCCGGTGAAACTTATACTTTCCCGGAATTGGTCGGCCATATTTTGGCTCCAAGTGGGTTCATCAGCACGTTGGCCGGCACTGCCACATCGATCAATATCCGGGCTTCCGGGCGTGAGGTGACTTAATGGATATGCGGCAAAAAGTAGATCACTTAGAATTCGCGTTACGAGAAGTGCCTCAAGTCAGCTGTCCAATCAGACATTACTTCGCGCCGGGGATGTATGCTAGAGAAATCACGATCCCGAAGGGCACAGTGTTGACGGGTGCAATACATAAGACAGAAAATCTCGCTATCTTATCTGCGGGGCGGCTTCAGTTGGTAACTGATCAAGGAACTGTTGAGATTGCAGCTCCACATATTTTAGTAGTCAAGCCCGGACAGAAAAATGCGGCATTGGCGCTTGAAGATTCTGTGTGGACTAATTTCTTCCCTACAGACGAGACTGACACAGACAAACTCGTCGAGTTGTTAACAGAATCAAAAGCATCTGAATTATTGGGTGGCACAGATAACTTGCAACTAACTGCGCAACGCGCAGTAGAAAAACTGGAGGGTTGATATGGCATTTGGATTATCTGCTGGAGCCGCAGCCTTAGTAGGAGCTGTTGCGGCACCTGTTATCGGTGGCCTGATTGCTGGGGATGCGGCGCAGTCGGCAGCTGGAACAAGTGCAGCGGCATCTGATCGCTCCATTGCGCTGCAGAAGGAAATGTTCGACAAACAGATGGCGCTGCAAGAACCGTTCCGGACGGCGGGCATTGCTGGACAAAATCGGTTATTGGAGTTGCTGGGGCTTGGCGGCAGTAAAACTGCTGCGGGTTACGGCAAATACGCCAAAGACTTCAGCATGCAAGATTTTCAAGCCGACCCCGGATACGCATTTCGTTTATCTGAAGGTTTGAAAGGGCTTGACCGCACCGCTGCTGCTCGTGGCGGGCTTATTTCGGGGGGGGCACTTAAAGCCGCCACCCAGTACGGCCAAGAAATGGGTTCGCAAGAATACCAGAATGCGTTTAATCGTTATCAAACTAACCGCACGAATCAACTTCAGCCGCTTGGGAATTTGCAATCTGTGGGACAATCTGCGGCCAGCAATCAAGGTTCTGCTGCGGCTAATTATGGTAGCGCAGCTGGAGCTGCAATCACAGCCGGTGGTCAAGCGCAAGCTGCAGGCCAGCTCGGTCAAGGCAATACGATCGCTAATGCCTTGACCGGGGCGACTACCGCATACCAGCAGCAACAAAACTTCAATAATTGGCTGAGTTCACAAAACCCGACCACATCTGCACCTTCAACTCCTGTTTGGACCTAATCATGGCAAACCTCAATGCCTTAATCGCACAGGGTGTTCAGTTTAAAGCACCCCCGGACCCATTTGACCAATATGCGAAGATGCAACAATTGACGCAGGGACAGCAGGCCAACCAATTGAATCAGATGAAGATGCAGGAGTATCAACGGGGGGTTGAGGAACAAAACCAGCTCCGCCAACTGGACCCGTCTGCTCCTGACTACTTGGCGCAGGTGTCGCGGGTAAACCCGAAGTTGGGGTTTGAATTTGGGAAGTTGCAACAAGAGGCAGCTACAGCCAAACTGACCCAACAAAAGACTCAAATTGAAAGCGCAAAAGCCAAGCAGGCCATGATAGCCCAAGCAGCCCGCGACATTAGTAGTAACCCGTCAGACGCACAATTGACTGCGTATCTTGAAGACATCATGCGGTCAGATCTGTTTACAGAAGCCGAAAAAGCCCAAGTAGCTGCCCGGCATCAGCAGTTACTTGCGTTACCTTATGAGCAGCGCAGCCCAACACTTGCAGCCACAGGCGCAACTGCCGGAGAGCTGAAACCGCACATAACTCCGCAGAATCTCGGTGGTTCAGTCCAGATCATGTCGACCCCCGCATTTGGTGGCGCTGCGTCAGTAGTGCCGGGGTCTTCGCAAGCCACGACAATTACCCCCGGTCAAGATAGGGCCAATCAGATCGCGGAAGCCCGCCTCAGTCTTGCCGAAGGCCGGGCGGCGGCGGGCCCCAAAGCCCCCGACCTGAAGCAAGTCCCAGTCCACGCCCAGAAAGCAATAGTCGGTGCAGCTACCACTATCGAGAAATTGGACAATGTCATTGCCGCGATGGAAGCAAAAACGGGCGGCGATGCTACAGGACTTAAAGGATACCTCCCGAATGTGGTCTTGAATCGTGCCTATCCGGAAGGAACAGACGCTCGTGCTGCCGTTGCGGATATCGGATCGTTGGTACTTCACGACCGAAGTGGCGCAGCAGTCACGGCGGCTGAAACGCCACGGCTCATGCCATTCATCCCGCAGATCACCGATACCAAAGAAGTGGCGCTGAAGAAATTGAAGCGGATGCGTCAAATCCAAGTCGATGAAGCGGAAGCGCTGGCGGGGACGTACACACCAGAACAGGGATTCCGTGAATTCAAAACCCCAACGAAGCCGGGCGATGCCCCTGTTGGTGCTGGTCTAAGTCCTGAAGAACAAGCTGAACTTGATCAACTCCGGAAAAGGTTCAAAAAATGACCCCCCGCGAAGAACTTGCTGCCCTACGACGGATGGCCGAGCTAGAGGCAAAAGCTTCAGGCGCTCCTGCTCCAGTCTCACCAGTATCCGTCCCCGGCCAGCCAACTCCACCCGTCAAACAAGAGGCGTCTGCGGGTGACATCGTGGCCGGACTGCCCGCCACCCGAATGATTGTGGGTGCTGCTGCCCCTCTGATTGGTGCCGCCCAACTCGGAGCCAATGTCGGGGACTGGATCGCCGGAAAGATGGGCCAAGACCCGGTACTCGGTAAATTCCTCGCCGAAAAAGTGGGCGAATATGAGGCCGCAAAAAAACGCGGCATGGTCGCTCTCGGAGACACCGGGCCGGATGTGGCGGGTGTGGTCGCGGGAGGGGTCACCGGAGGTGCCGCGCTGCGCGGGGTCGCACCAGCGGCCAGCTGGGGGGGCAGGGTAGCTCAGGGCACCGCCGTGGGCGCGGGAGCCGGTGCTACAACACCGTCATCGACTCCCGGCATCGAACAGTCACTACTACAAGCGGGAGGCGGTGCCGCTATCGGCGGTGGTGTTCCAGCAGTGGCCCCAATCATCGCGAAAGGTGGTCGTGCCGCATACCGTACTTTGATTGAGCCGATGGTTGATCCGGCGTCCATTAAAGGTAGGGCGTATTCAGAGGCAGCGGGCAATAAAGCGCCTGAAATCATTGCGGCGCTCCGGGCAAATCAAGAAATCGTTCCGGGGAGCTTGCCGACTGCAGGTGAAGCGGCCACGAGCGCGGGGCGGGCAGAGTTCAGCGCACTTCAGCGCAGCGCTGAGAAGGTGCTCCCGACTAATTACTTGGCCCGAGCCGATGCCCGAAATGCGGCGCGGCTAAATCAACTTGGGTCAGTGGCAGGGACAGAAGCGGACTTAGCAGCAGCACAGAATTTGCGGGCAACCACGGGGACCCAGAACTATAGTACCGCCATGGCCCAAGGCATTGACCAACAGATGGCAGCAGCGATCAAACCCCAGATCGACAGTCTGATGGGTCGGCCTTCAATGGAAAAGGCAAAAGCGCTTGCAGTGAAGTTAGCGCGCGAGAAAGATATCGCCCTCACCGATTTTGGCTCACTTGAAGGTCTGGATTGGGTGAAGAAAGGTCTGGACGAACAGATTTCATCGGCGGCAAAAGTCGGCACGTCTGCGGGCAAGCTGGAACTCGCTGCTTTAATGCAGACGAAGCAGGATTTGCTGGCCACCATAGATCAGATCGCACCAGCGTACACCACCGCACGTCAAACATTCGCCACCCAGAGTAAGCCGATCAATCAGATGGAGGTCGGCCAATATCTGAAGGATAAGTTAACCCCCGCACTTGATGATACGGCGGCGCAAAAGGCGGCTTCATTTGCCGGTGCTGTCCGTGATGCTCCCGGAACAATCAAGCGGTCACTGTCGGGTGCTCCACGCTACGAAAAGTTGTTGGATGTTTTAACTCCCGATCAAGTGGCAAAGATTGAAACGATTCGCCAAGATTTGGCCCGCGTTGCCCGCCAAGAAATGATGGCACAGAAAGGCGCTCAAGCTGGCCCGAACGCAATGGATGTCGCGAGTCAGTCGATTTCCGGGGCCACTGGTGGCGGTAAGATCCCGAACCCGCTCAGCCGGGTTGTTACGATCGCCAATGCTATTATCGGTCGCATGGAAGGCAAAATTGATAAGAAACTCGCGCTTGAAATCGCCAATGAAATGCTTGATCCGAAACAAGTGGCCGCTATTCTCGAAAAAGAGGGAGTAAAATCCACTAAGAAAGCCGCTTCAGTTAAGGCCGTGAATAGCTTGCGCCTTCCCGCTACCGCTCTCGCCACTCAAAACGCTCTATCCTCCAAAGATTAAAGGAAACTGAAATGTCTTCAAAAGCTCTTAAAAATAAAGTCAAGCTCAATGATTGGGTTTCAGTTAAGGATTTCGGTGCAGTGGGGGATGGAGTAACGGACGACACAGCAGCTTTCATGGCTGCAGTGTCTACAGGCAAACTGGGGCATCTGCCTGTAGGCTTGTACCGCATCACAGCTCCCCTGACGGGAGGGGGTGCGACGCATATCCAGCTCGAAGGAGAAACACCCTGTCATATGCCGGATCAGGGTATTGATAATCTGATCAGCGATACGAATTCCAGTAGTTACACGGATCTACCACCAGCGTCCTTGTACGAAAACTTCACAGTGATTCTCTGTGACGGGTGTAACCTTATCGGCACACCTGACAGCGCCAGCATTGGTGCATCCAACGCCCTGAGAAGTCTTAAGAATGTTGTTCTTTGGGGCAAAAACGGCGCAAAGATCGGCGTTTACACTACAGGGACAAATTGCCAAATTGACAACATCTCTACTGTCCTTTTTGAGCGGGCCGGAATTGTCAACCGTGGTCAAATCCTAAGCCAGATTTCCAATATTTCCAGCTTTGATTGTGGGTGGAATGTCGCTGGTTCAGGGACATCGGGTTACCCCAACACATATACCAGCGGTTGCAGCGTTTTAATTCTTGCTAATAAAATTGCCAACGACTACACGACAGTAACACCAGCAAACCGGCCAACTACGCTCGACGTCCGAAACATATGGTCATACGTCAGAAACCATACGGAAACTACAAAAAGTGGGTTGCGCGGAGTGCATGCACACGGGTTAACGCAAAGTATTCTCTCGAATCTCGGTGGCTATACGGGCAACTTTTTTAACATCTGCTCGGGAAGTTTAGAGGCTCCTTACGTGGAGAACTACGCCACAAGTGGATATACAGCAGGCGACGCAACCCCGATTTGCGAAGCCTTTGTCAACTGCATTATGTCTATCGAGCCGGGGTATCTAGCTAATTTAGGTGGATCAACCCCAACAGTAGCTGTGATCGATAACGCAGTTCCGACTATTAATGCGAGTGTAACTCAACTTGTTAATGGTGTTTATGTTCCAGTAAACAGGCCGTCAGCTCCTCAATTAACTAAGCAAATCACCGTAGGTACATCTGGAACGACACAAAGTTATACTTTTCCGAACTTCATAAGGAATACCGCAGGGTTTGTCGGGTTTTTATCTGTGTCTCTCATAAAGACGGTCGATTACACGAATTGGTCTAGAGCTTTGTTGTACGTGGCAAACCACCGGGCCGGTGGAACTGCATGGCAGATCGGGACGAGTACTTCGATAGCCGCAAGTAACAGTGCGGGGGTGACCGGCATCTACGCAGCAACGATCGGAGCAACGTGGTCTGGGGCTGACTTGATTGTCACGGTTACTTGGGGTGCATCCTGGGGACCGACAACCGCATGGCAGTTAGATATAGCAGCGTTCGGGGCAGGAACGCTAAGTACATGATCAACCGAATCAATAACCAATTATGACTTCCTCCGACACCGAACTCGGCTCCCCAATTCCTGACCGCCGACAGGAATCTGAAACTCCAATTAACTGCAACGCAGACTGCAAAGCTGTGTTTGTGCTGGAGCGGCGGGTTAACTCTCACGCCACTGAACTTGCCGCGCTCAAGGAAATGATCGCTACGAACAACGCGCAGACTAAGGAAATCCTGGATATCGTCGGGCTTGGCCGGGCGTTTTTCAGAGTGCTTGGATGGATTGGTTCAATGGTCAAGCCTGTCGTGATCGTTGGCGGTGCGGTCGCCGCTACAGTTACTTGGATCAAAACAGGAACATTTAAATGATTACTTTCGATGAAGCATTTGATCGGCTACTTGGGCATGAGGGGCGATATTCTAATAATCCCGCTGATCCGGGTGGTGAAACCAACTGGGGTATTTCTAAACGGAGTTACCCACATCTGGACATTAAGAATTTGACGCGGAATCAAGCAGCTGTGATTTATTATAAAGACTTCTGGGAACCGTTGATCGAAGCACGCCCCGCCGTTAAATACCAAGCTTTTGATTTCGCGGTAAACTCCGGGATTCAAACCGCAATTCGAAAGCTTCAAGCAGTTGTCAATGTGGCAGATGATGGCCATTGGGGTCCTCGATCTCAAGCGTCATTGGCAGCAGCAGAATTGAACGATGTTTTGATGCGTTACGCCGCTAGTCGGCTGCGTTTCATGACTAGCTTGTCGAATTGGTCTGATGCAGGTAAAGGATGGGCGATTCGTATCGCAGGACAACTTGAATACGCAGCGAAGGACAACTAATGGACCCGATCTCAATCGCCTTGGGACTATCCCAGTTTGCCCCAGCCATCATCCGCTGGGTAAGTGGTAATGATAAAGCGGGCGACGCGGCACAGAAAGTAGTAGATGTGGCCGCCCAGATAACAGGTAAAGCCCCAGACCAAGTGATCAATGCTTTGAAAGCAGACCCTTCACTGGTCCTGGAGTTCCGTAAGGCGGTGATGACCAATGAAGCAACTATGGACGCCATGTACTTGGCGGATGTGGCGGATGCCCGGAAAAGAGATACCGCCTTGGGCGCTCACAATTACCGGGCTGATTCAATGTACGTGCTGGCGGTGATATTGATCGGGGCGCTGGTTTGGGCTGTACTCAACTCTGCGATGGACGAATACGCCAAAGGAATCGTCACCCTAGTCTTGGGCCGGTTTCTCGGATACCTCGACAACATCTATAGCTTTGAGTTCGGAACTACGCGCTCCAGCAAAGTTAAGGACTCGACCATCGAGAACCTCACCAAGTAGCTTTTTATGTGAACACCCGGCACAGCCGGGGTCCGCATATTTGTCGTCGGCCTGATACCTGCAATCTTTCGTCATCCGAAAAGGAATAACCTCACCGTGGGAAGTCAAGAAGGTTTCCCCGAAGGGGAGACGGTTATAACAGCCGTAAGTCATCCCACATCCTCGGTGCTGGGTTTCGGAAACCGTGAAGCTTTACGGGCGGCATCGATAGCGGACCACAGGTGCGGGGCCATTTCCTGTGCCAGATCGTAGGCATAAGAGCTTCCGTGCCATTTTCCGGATGGGCGGGTCTTCTTGAATCCAAGCCCCCGCAATACCCGTTGCACTCGCAGCACGTCATTTTGTGATTGACGGGCGGTGTCGACCTGAAGCACGATGCCGAGGATCAGATGCAGCGAACCAGAGCGGACGTTGAATTGCTCGGTGCGTTGACCCTTTTCATAACGATCGACCACATGGAAGACTTCATTAGCATAACTGTCCGGATCGGTCAGAGCTTCCCGGATCTTCTGATACCACGGCTCGGAATTCTCAATACTGACCTGACGATCGGCCTGTTCTTCCGAAACTAGCTCTTGTGGGACCGTATACCAATCTTCCCCACCTTCATATGCCACGATGGCCTCAGCCCACAACTGCTCCCGTATCTCTTTGAGGAGCGCTGTTTTGACTGACCCACACTCGCCCACGTGGGTCGGCCAAAAGCGACGGGCACCCGTCAAATCAGAGATATATGCCTGCCCTACCTCGTTCGTGGTGCCAGCAAAAACGCAAGTACGGGGGTAGGATTTGGGGTCACGTTCGTAACTCAACCTGACGTCATCAACTGTAGTGGTCAGGACGGCTTTCAATGCCTCCATTTCAGCCCGTTTGACTGTTGCCAATTCTGACATTTCAACGATCATCTTCCCGGCGATCACAGCAACCAAGTCTTTATGGGATGTCCCGCCGCCCGTCATGCCGCCTGAATATTCAGTGTAGAATTGCCCGCCCAAAATGCGGAGCGCTTGGGATTTGCCGATACCCTGCGCACCTTCGAAAATCAACATGTGATCAGCTTGGCATCCCGGTTCCATCGCACGGGCGATGGCGCTGATCATCCATTTCCGACCAATTGCGCGGGTATACTCGGTGTCTTTTGTTCCCATGTACTCTGGGAGCCATGAGGAGAGACGTTCGACGCCATCCCAATTCAACTGTTTCAGATGGACGCGTAGTGGATTGACTTGATGTTCACTGGCGAGGTATTTGATGACTTGGCTGGTGTGGGCCTGTTTCACCCACGAGTCGCCCATCGAGTGAAAGCGGACCATTAGGTCGATTTCCTCGTCTTCGGTGGATTTCGCGCAATCGATGTCCCCGATCTTACCGACACGAATTCGGTGGTCATAATCGGCTACCCAGTACATGGGCGTAATTCCCTCTGCTTGGAGCAGTCTAGTACGGTTGATCACCCCGACGATATTGCCCTTTTCGTTATTCTCGCCGATAGTAGCCCGCTGGAACCGCTTGCGCTCTTCCTTGATGTTATCTTCCAGCAGCAACACACGGGGGCGGGGGCATTCCAGTTTCAGCTTCTTAATGACGTCCGACAACCGCTTGCCTGTGGCGCAGGCCGACTGGACCAATTCGGCATCGATTTCTTGGGCATCACCGAAACACCAGTCCTTCAGGCGCTCAAATATCGTCTCGGGGTCTTTGTATGTGGGGTCAATCTTCTCTCGAAACTCTTTCCAGCGAAACGCAGAACAAGAATCGTGGAGACACCGATACACAGGGCGATTGTTTACCAATCCCACCATCGGGTCACTGTGCGTCTCATTGAACGGGCACTTGGAGATGATCCATTTCTGACCCTCATTTCCAAACATGGGACGGGGACCGGATACGATCTTTTGGCCGCGATCCGTAAGCCATTTCACCATATCCCCGATATACTCACCGGTCATGTCCCGATATTCATCGCTCTTGGCATCGCGAAGTGGGCGGGCCACGTTATCGATCTGCTCTCTCGTAAGCAGCTTCAGTTCTTTCGGTACGTGGGTGAACATGGCCACCCGGTGTGGGCGGTCGGCGGTGTCGGACCCCTTCATACTGACGGTGCCGTAAATTTTCCAGACCCGGCTGGCGTTAAACACCGTCACATCAACTTTTACCTTGTCGTCCGAGAAAATAGACGACAACATCTTCAGGGCGTATTCGAAGTCGATGCGGGTGGCGTCGTCGTTCGGTTCGTCAACGCGGTACATCACGTGGACACCATTACCGGAGTTTGCCCGGATCGGTTCCGGCCAGCCTATCGACGTCAACCACTCGACCACCGTGTCGGCCCGGTCTGCTGAAGCTAGGTATTCCTCCTGTGACGACGATATGCCCGCTGGTCGATTCGGGTCAAAATCCAGCAGAAACCAGCGTCGACGTTTGATGTCGGCATCGGATGTCGTGAGAAACGAGCCATAACCTAACTTATTCTCAGCACGAGCCATCAAATCCGGGTTAATCGGATTGACAGTCATGTAAATTGATTGGTGCCGCCCATTTTCTTTGGCGATCAGGGCGGCGGCAATCCCGGTGTCATTAAAATACCCACTGATGGTCCCTGCTTTTGTCTTCGGGATCCGCACTTCAAACACATCACCGGGCGCGTGGAGTAAATCCAACGTAGCCTTGATAATCATGGCTGGTTTCGTTGTCTGGTACTCTTTGAAGTCTGCCATTTCAAATCCTTGTAATTGTTCTCAATGCTGGCGATAACGCTGAAACGATACTGTCCTGTGGGGACCACACCACCGCCAACGATATTAACGTGGACAATTCGGTGGCTTCAGATATCGCAGCGTGATATTTCCCATCGATGAGGAATATCTCTTTCTGGACCCGAATCAGGAAATGGATCGGCATATGCGCCCGCCATTTCCTGATGTATTGGTGTTGGGATGGCTCGACTTTGATCCTGTGAGTCGCGGACATCTTGACGTCAATAGCCTTCAGTTCCAACCATCCGACCCGGTGCGGGTCTTCGGCTTTCATAACATAATGAAGATCAGGTACCCCCGGAGAGATATGCCGATCTTCATGCCACGACATCATCCACTCCCCGGCCATTGCGGGGCCGAGGAAATGCCGAAATCTAAGCTCTGCAGCATTCATGGCAGTATTTTTCCAGATTTTCTCGCACGTGATCAGTCAAATGAAGCGGCCACCCCAATTTCTGGGCATATCCAGCCAATTTATCGATCATCTGTTCGTAAATTGATTCATAGACTGCTTCCCCAGTGGCATCGGTAGCGTGTTTGTAAATATACCGCACAGCGTCAGCCATATCGCACAGCTTGATCAGCGCTTGTGTACTCGGATTGACAGGTACGATAAACACTGGATGGGTCACCGCCTTTTCGACTTCTTCCAGTCCAGTTAGATGTGCCTTCATGTGACTTGGGATGTCGCCCGTGAACACTTCAGCGATGTCGTGAACCAAAGCGGCAGCAGCGACATCAGACGACGGATCAAAGTAAAATACCGGGGCGGTCGACGCGATCAACATCGCCAATAGCGCCACGTTTGTTGTATGTGCCGCCAGAGACTGGTTGCCCGACGTCTCCATCATATGCCACCGAGTAACGGATTGCATCCGCAACACCGATTCCATTGCGTGATTCTCGGGTCCGTAGACCAAAAAGCTATTTAACATGGCTATTTACTCCGTTCTTGTCGGTCGTCCATTTGCGCTTACTGTTCGTGACTAATTTTTTCATAACAGACGTGGTGATGTCAACTTTCTTGCGTTTAGCATAGTCAAGCAGCAGGATGAACATGTCCGCGATTTCATCAGCGGCACCGTCCGATTCAATCATTTCAGAAACTTCACCATAGATCTTGAGGAACATGCTGGCGTCAGTCCGGTTTGGGAATGTGGCTTCGGCCCAGGTATGCACTGCCTCTGCCAGCATCCCAACATCGGTGTTGTAGTCATGTGCCCATTCCGGGCCACCGTACAAATCAAGTTGTTTCATGATTATTTCCCGTAGACGGTCACTTGGGCGTCGTCAGCGCCCCAACCGATCCATTTGACCTTGGGGGGGTTGAGATAACCGGGGGCGGCGTCTTCGATCAGGCCGACGATATGAGCGACTTCTTCCTCATCCTTGCAGTAGTTAGCGAAATTCAAGAACACTTCGGTGTCCCAATATCCGCCACAATGGAACGCGGCGTCGATCATCTGCTTCTTGCTGAATGTGAAAATCCGGCGTTGGAGTTTGGTCACTGTTGTGACTTCAGGCTTGATGCCCATCGGCGCGAAATGGCTCCAATCCAGTTCCTCTTGATCATCGTAGCACGGGCCACTGGAACCAGTACGGTTATTGACCCGAATCGGGAAGCAGCGGGTCGATCCGATCACCTGGATGTACGACGCCCAATTGTAGGGTAGTCCGCAATCCGCAGCGATTTGCCACGGGGTCACATCACGGCTTGTGGTGTACGGATAAGACCCGTGGTAGAGCGAGAGGCTGAAACCTTGAGCGCCCTCAACGATGGTGCTTTCAGAGGCCATGATCGCATCGCGGTATTCACCGACAGTACAGACGTATTGGCCAAGCGGAGTACCCTTCCAACGAGAGCCAACCGTTACCGGATTATCTGGGTTGCGGCGAACCCGTTCGATCATAGCAGCGCCAACGCCATGGACGGTAGACCCAATCTTGGCCATACCCCACTCAATTTCTTGGTCAGTGTGGTAATCCTCGATCGAAATGGCGTGAGGATGGACCATGATCCGCTTACCGACCAAGAATTCACTGTATTTCTCGATCTCAGCGGCCAGTGTAGGACCATGAATCGCAGAACCGGGACCAATCAGAACCGTCTTGACTGTTGGGGAAGACAGGGCGCTGGTCGGAATTTGCTGCGTCATCACATGGATTCCACGGGATGAGTCAATGTAAGTATGACCCGCGTTAACGCTGAAAGCGCAAATTGCGGTATCATAGTCCTCCCACTTGGAGAGATGCCCGGCGATCAGACCTTTTCCAGTAGAGCCATACTGGAAGTCCATGATAAGGTGTACTTTATGTGTCATTTCGAAGCCTCGTACCAATTAAGTCCATAATCTCCGCTTGCAGTAATTGGTACCCGCATTTGGACCACAGAATCTTCAGAATTGAAGTTCGTGTACTTTTCGATGATCCGGGATTTTACCGAATCATCCTGTTTCATACTCACCCCTGCCTCGTCATGACATGACATGAGCAGACGTGCGGGGAGCTTCTCGGTGCGGATCAAATCATCGATCGCCACCAGCCCCAATTTGTGTAGATCGGCGGCATACGCCTGATAAAGAAGCCCAGCAGCTTTATGTGCGCCCAATGGGAACCTCAAGCGACGACCAATAGCGGTCCGGACAAATCCAGTCTCCTTGGCTACTGATTCTGCCCGCTTCATGAATTCTTTCACACCGGGTAATTTCTTGTGATAGAGATTAAAAATATCAGTCGCGGCTTGGCCCGGTACGTATTGCATTTTCCCACGTGATTCCTTGATGCCATACTCCATCCCCATCATAAACGCTAACTTGCCTGCCCCTGCACCAAAGGCAAGTCCAAGGTTGATTTGTTTGGTGTTTGGGGCACCCGCATATGGCGGGTTTCTCGGAATTCCGGTCATGCCCGACACGATCTGGTGGTAGTCCAATGTCGGGTCGTCCTGATACGCCTGAATCACCAGTGGATCGTTGATTAAGTGAGCCGCACATCTGAAGTCGACCTGTGAATAGTCGGTGCAGAGCCATTCTTCTCCGTCGTCGGGCAAGAACATAGCTCGGAGGATGGCCGCGTTAACCTTATCGCGTTTTGTGATCTGCTGTAACGCCGGATCTGTAGACGATAGACGGCCAGTAACGGTGCCCGCATCAGCATCATTACGGGTTTGGTTGAACTGGGTATGTACGAACCCGTTCCCATCAGCACTTCCGATAACATGGCCTCGGATGAAGGTGTCGCGCAATTTGATGGTTTTACGAAGAGCCAATATTTTCGCAGCCAATGGATGGGTAATTTGCCGCATGACGTTCTGATCGAGCGATGGGCCTTTGCCGCCTTTAGTAGGCCCGACGAGCGTACCATCAATGAGCTTCCATTGGAATTTACTGATCGGCTCGGGCTTAAAGAACGCCCGGACTTGGGGGGACGAATTAACATTGAATTTACCTCCAGCGATTTCGTTAATTTCTTTCTGAAGCTGTTCTTCTTGGATATCGAGCTTCGGGATGGCGGCGTGGGCGGCTTCGAGGTCGACCCGGACACCACCCCATGACATATCAGCCAAGACAGGGAGCAGTCTCATTTCGAGGTCGAGCACCTGCTGTAGTCCTTGTGACTTGATTTCTTTTGCCTGTGCCCGGTAGATTGCGAGGGCGTCCGCTGCGTCAGAGGCACCGTACGGGGCCACTATAGCGGGGGGCACCTCAGAGAGGCGGGAGAGTACCTCCCGACTATCTCGCCACCCCATCGCCGCACGGATCGACTCTAGGTGGACCAGCTTCTGGGAGTCGATGCCCCGATACTTGGCGATAGACGCCAGATCATAGGTCAGATGGTGTTCGTCAATGAGGCACTCAGCGACCATAGTACAATACCAAGATACCGACCGAGGGTCGATCTGGAAATGGCGAGTGCACTGGAATTCATATTGGGCGTTTTGGGCGACAACTGTACGTTGCGGCAGCAGGTCACGCAGCCAATCAACTACTTGCGGGTCAGAGCGAACATCCCAGTACCAAGAGTCAGCGCCGACAGCCACAGCAATCCCAAACACACGAAAATCGGGGTCCCAATAACGCAGACCAGAAGTTTCATAATCAAGAGAAATGACTTCATTTTGGGGTATCTCTGGGAAGTTCATATCTATGTTCTATTAAAAAGACCACCAGCCCGAAGGCCAGTGGTTAAAATCCCCATAGGCAACTGCAAGAAGCTCATGGGGCAGGGAGACTCAGTTAGATGTCACCACGTTCGGCAGGTGCCGCATCATTCATCGGGGTGGCAGAAGCGTGGTCGGCCACCACCTCACCAGAACGGAACGTAGAATAAAGACGCTCACACTCGTCGTAAACCGCTTTCGGGGGGAATCCGGCAGGCTGGACCACAAAATTCTTGAACTTCTGGCCCTTCTTGTTCTCGTCCGTGAAAGCAGAGATTTTGTAAACCCGGCTGAAACGGTCACCACCAGCAATCTGGATCATCGCATTCCATTTGCGGCTGACCTTGGATTTGGTCTTGGCCATCGAAATAACGATCTGCTCCTTCTGACCTTCTGGGGTGATACGCAGCCCGTAGTGAACCGGGGTGTCGACCACTTCAATGATGTTAAATCCCTTGGCGTTCGTACCGGCCAGATTCGGATCATTCTTGATGACCAATGTGCGCTTTTCTTCAGCCTGCTCCAGAGTGGGGAACGAGCCATGGAAGCCACCGCCCGCATCTTGGTCTTGCCACACCAAATATTCCATGCGGTAGTAGACCGGGACGAAATAGGCGTGGTCACCAATGATTTCCTGAGTCACCGAATTGAACAACATACCCTCACGGGCATCGGGGTCCAATTCCTTGATCGGGGAGAGAGCTTGCACGATTTCCAGTCGCGGCAATACCATGTCGGAGGATTTGACCTCTTCGGAGCCACGATTGGAATCCTGCTTGATGTAATCGGGAACAGATGTAACTGCAAACGGATCTGCTGCGACTGTTGCGACTTCTGTCTTCTTGGGATTGGTAGCCATGATTTAATTTCTCCAGACGCTTCTTACAAAAACCAGTCCGCTTGGCGTCATCAAGGGAGGACCAGTGGGGGAAACTTACTTCTTCATCCGGGCGCAGAGGATGCGAACAGCCAGTGCAATGGGGGAAAGAGGGAATGGGGGACGTGCCATAATCAACCTTGGAAGTTGCAATTGTTGATCTGAGTGCCTTCGACACGAGCAGCAGCTTCGATCGCCTTGATCGCGGCAATCTTGGTCTTATTGTCTATGCTGGGGACCCGCAAAACAGCGAGTACCGCATCAGAAACTGCTTTGATTGATTTCGGGTCAGCACCGATTTGGAGGAGAGGAGCTTTTGTCATTTTAGGCTTTCACGATGCTGGCACGGATAAACGGAGTGACGTTGAGGCACTCTGGGATTTCAGCGCCCTCAACCATCAAGCGGCGGACCAGTGCTTTCATACTGCTGGCATTGTAAGTCTCGCTGATCATGGCGCCCATTTCCATGTCGCGAAGCCACTGCATGGCCTGATCCTTTTGGCCCGCTTTGGTAGAACAATAAAGGTCTGCAGCCAATTGTACACGTCCGATCCCCTGAAATGTGGCATTCTTGACCTCCAGCTGGTCCATCATTTCCGGGATTTGTTTCAGGCGAAGATTGTCAATTTCAACACCCATCGCTTTGGACTGCTCTTCGAGAGCCTCTTTTCGGGCTTGGAGGTCAGCCATTTTCGCGCAGAGGTCGCGCAGTGTATTCAGGTCAGCCATGGTACTATCTTTCTATGCGGTAATTACAAATCTGTTGCACTTACTTGAGTTTTCACCTGCAGGCAACAACTGCAGGTTATTGTGGACATGGAGTCCAGAAACCAATTTTCCGCGAAGGGGAATGATATGGTCAACAGTCAGCCCTGATTTCCGCGCCGATTTGTAAATTTCTTTGATGGCGGACATGTTCGCCCACGCCGGAATCCGAACAGTCATATCCTGTCTACGCTCTCTCGCACGACGGATAGCAGCGTGGCGATTCTCTTCATAATAGGCCTTTTGCCTCTCAGTGACACTGGGCTTGTTGGCTTCGTAATGTGCTTTCTTCTGTTCGGAAATCGCTTCCACATTCGAATGGTACCTGAGCATGGCAGCAACTCTCAACGCTTCGCGGTGTGACGCCCGGTATCTAGCATCACGGGCACGTTTTAAGGCCAGCGCTGGATCACACATGCTGTATCGCCGGAGGGATATAATCGAGTACACGGTAACGGTTTTCCTCCCTCCGCCACACCAAAAAGCGGGGGGATTTTTCAGCCAAGCCAAGAGCATGGCCGACTGCGAAAATTGCTGTGGGTTGTCCGGTAGTAATAACGTAATCGATCCCGGGGTCGTACTTCCCGACAAATTCTGCGACGTCTTCACGCCACTTCTCTTGGACTGATGATCCGGGATGGAACGGCATATCAGTGCGAGTGATAAACCTCAATTCACCAAATGTCATGGCAGGGCTGTAGTCCATCGCATTTGACCCGGCGGCATCGCGGACTGATTGCTCCTTCACGATCCAAACGGTAGCCAGATTATTATGTGTGTTCATTTTGATTTCCTATCTACTATGGGAGCCTCTCGACCCGATACCGTAGTGTACCACGGCTCGTACCCGGACACCATACCCCTAGCCGACATATTCATCCATTCTTCCAGATGCCAAACGAGTCATAATGTACTGCTCGACCGACATCTTTTCGGTGATCGATTCAGCGATCAATTCATCGATCGTGCGCTCCATGATGAGGTCAACGACGAGGACCGTGCCCGTCTGACCAATTCGATGTGCCCGATCTTCTGATTGTGCCCGATCAATGTAAGCGTTTGTCCCACTATAGTAAACCATAGCATCCCCTTCGCCCGATATGAGAGTAAGCCCAAGTCCTGCGGTAGCCGGATTTCCCACAAAGAAGCGCATTTTCGGATCGTTACAATATCGGTCCTCAATCCGTGAGCGATCTTGCATTTCTGTTTTACCGTAGTAACTCTCCACGGAGGCATCGCCGTATACTTCAGCCAATTTGGTGGCGATGAATTCGATTTCATGGACGAACGTTGTCCAGATGATGAATTTCGTCGTGGCATAATTATCTCCAATCATGTCGAATAAGAGGTCCATCTTCGGATTCTCTTTGAGAGGTTCAAGGGTCACTGTCTCGGTTTCGGCATTGTATCGGGGCATCCATCCGCCCACAACCTGTCGCCAACGAAGAACACGCTCAAGCACATTATCGACCTTGATTTCCTCGTGCTCACCCTTCTTGATCAGCCGCAACAGGTTCTTTTGCTCGGGCGTGGCCTCACAATATCGTGGCGCGATCACTTTCGGTGGAAGGTTCAATACGTCTTTCCCGACTTCGACCGTATAAGGCTCGATCAGCTGCATCAATTCTTCAATATTCTGTACGCCGACGATCTGCTTGTGCTCGTATCCACCCATTGTGAGGTATCGGCACTTGTAAGACCAATAATCTCCAGATCCGATGATGTTAGGGTCGAGAAATTCATATTGCGACCAAAGGTCTTGAATACCAAGCGCAATGGGTGTGCCGTTAAGTATGACGCGATATTTGGAAGCATCGCGAAATTCAATCGTGCGCTCCGTTCGTTGAGCACTAGGGTTTTTAATGCGGCTGGATTCATCACAAATGAGCATAATGTCTCGCTGGACGAAGAAACCACAAACACTATCGAAGAGGGCTTTTGATACGCCAAGACCTTCCACAGATACGGCGAGTACTTGTAATCTGTCCTTAGGGTGATCATTATAAAACTCCTGTAATGATTTTGACTTGGTGTCGTGGACACGGAATTCGTAGGGCGCTGTCGAATATTTCTCGAACTCTTTACGCCATGTCGCTCGGAGGGTTGAAGGGCAGATGATCACAATAGCGTTAATCAGGCCCGCCTTGTATCGGGCGCAAGCCAGATGAATGGCTGCAAAAGTCTTTCCCGTTCCCATCTTAGCGAACCACGCGACAGCCGGGAGATTCCACGCCTTGTCCAACATCTTGCGTTGATGGTCCATCGGCCGATAAGCGGTCTTGGACTCGGTGAAATCATAAAGGTGATACGGGAATGGTTGGTAGATCGGACCCGCAGTCAACTTCTCGAAATCGCGAATAGCGTCGGCGGCACCTTGCGTCAACTTATAATCATAGATGTGCTTGGTGCCTTCCAAGTGGTTGATGTTGGGGCGAACCAGTGGCATTCGCCAAGTCTTGTCTTTCGGGTTGAACCGACGCGATGGAAACCCGCGCATGACGTCCGCCAAAAAGAACGGACATGCCATCTTCAGGCGACGCGTCTTCGCATCGAAATCCACACTGATAGTGTTATTCATATAAATCTCCGAAGATCACCCCGACAGCAAATGACAGCCAAGCAAATTCAATCCAAAAACACCCAGTCACGCCCACGCCGATGGCCGGTAATATGAAAACACAATGGTCAGAGAAACGAGAATAAAAAGTCATGTCGGCTCCTTTAGTGCTGCTCCAATCGGAAAAATAGCAATCCGGTGCGTCTTTGCGCATTGCGTACAGATCACAGCCCAATCACCAACATAACCAAGCCCAACGCCATGCGGTCCCTGATCTTCCCCAGCAATTCTATATGGGGTTTCTGAATATACCCATTTGCCGTTCACTTTGTTGCCTGTGTCGTAGTTCAGATCGGCGTCATAAAACGCTTTGCCACCGCACACGTCGCATGATCTGTAGTCAGCTCCTGCCATTTGAAGTCTCCTTTGGCGCTACGGCTAGCATTGCTTTGTAAAGATTACGCGCATCATCAATTCCAACGAAAGCATCGGTTTCAATGTCAACTCGCAGCATCGCATCTGTAGGCTCTACCGGCACAAGTTGCCACCCTTCAGGCGCAGGTGCCGCACCAGCGGCTAGATACAGCGGCTTCATATGGTGCAAGTCGTACTTATATTTAGTCAACCATTCAAAATTACCACTGTCCCAGTTGAATCTAGCCACAGGCTCCTGCGCTGCCAGTTCAGCACACTTTGAGCATGGCGTGACTGCCCCAGCGGCCTCGGAGTCGCTCACAATGCGCTTGTACCCAATAACCTCGCCCTCTAGCTCGTGTATGCGGTGCTTGAGGGCGCGAATGTCTCCGGGTACTGCACCAGCGGCTGCGTAGAGCTTAGTAATGCCATCAGGGAAACTGTGTCCTTCAGCCGCCCAGATGATTCTGAAGCCGTCGCGGGTGGCTGATCCGGTATAAACAGTCCCAATGGGCTCCTGCGCTGCCAGTGCTGCGATATGCGCGTCACGTCGGTCACAAGCGCTTTCTAAGCTCGCTTTTTCGGCTGCGAGGATTTGATTCTCCTGCTCTGCTTTCGCAAGGGCTGCGCGGAGTTCGTCAATTTCTGTTTGTTTGTATTCCAAAATGTCATCATCGGAGGACTTTGTGGTGATCCTGCTTTGCCAAGTTTTGATATTGCTCATGATTGACCTTTCAAAAATTCCCGCTTCCGATTCCATGCTGACCTTTCATTGCGGCCAGCGCCACACGCTGCACTTGCCCGGTTGATATTCCTGCGATGTAGCTCAGCTCTTTGCGCAGTGCATCGCGCTCGTTTTTCAGATACCGAACATCAAGGTCTTCACCGCTGAGTTGGCATTGGCTTACAAGGTCAGTCCAGCTTTTTGCGTGCTTTTCGCAGGCATTCAGCTTACACAATAGGTCTTCGTTATCTGACGCCAGCCTGTTTTTACGATGCTGTAGTGCATCGCGCTCCTTCCGCGTGAAGTCCAGTATGTTTGCCTGCTTGTCGCCTGCTCTGCGCAGTGCATCGCGCTCTGCTGCCAGTGCTTGAATTTCCTCCTGATACCGCTGTGCGTTTTCATCCTGTTCGCGTTGTAGCTCATCGCGCTCTGCCTCTGCTTCTGCAAGAGCTTTTTGTAGATCGTCAATCTCTGTTTGCATTAAGTCAATACGACCCTCCAAGTTAGGCACATCGCCTCTGGTATATTGCTCTTCCCAACGTCTAATAATCACGACTGACCTCCATCATCTGAATCGGGCTTACCCCTCGTGAAACCTTTACCGCCGCAAGAATTGCAAGCCGCACCATCGTATTGCCCCTCGCCCGTACCGGCACAAGCAGAACAATGGCCGTCATTCTCGTCTGTTTCGGGTTCGTCGTCAAGATCCTCAAGTGTATCGGTTATGGATCCTTCATCATCAATTGTCTTCATTGTCTGCCCCTCTCATGAATGCTAAAATTAAGATCACAAGGATCACGTACACACCAGTCGCGACCAATACCTGTGTCATTACTTGCCCTCCCAAAAATCAGCAATTGCCGTCGCGATCACCAGAATGCCGACAATGATTGCTGTTTCAATCATGATTCCCACCCTTGAGTGAATGGGCCGATATGGACTTCCGAGGTGGCGCTCCCCTCGCGCTCACGCCGAGCTTTCTCGACTTCATGTTCAATCTGGACCCGCAACGGCGAGAAAAGGCCAAGCGTCATGACGTCCATGATCATATGGCACATGTTAGTGGAAATGACTGCAGACTTGTTGTCGGCGTTATCCGTGATCACGAGATTATGGATCATGTCCTTCACGAAGAAGCCCTTGTTCTTCATATCGGGCGTCTGGACATAACGAACATAGATGTAAGTACGTGGAGATTTGGTGAGTTCAATGACCACCGAGTATTCATTGAGTGCCATTATTTGCCCCATCCTTTGTTAGGTATGTACCCCCATGCGTTCATGGCAGGCTGCATCTCTGCGGCCCCGAACGCCATCTTTGTCTGTGTGTCGCGCCACTCCTTTGCCTCTGTGACATCAACGTCGAGAGGTTCTGTTTGACGGGTCCCGGAGACACTCGCGGGTCCCGGAGCTATGTCAGCCCGGATCGGGGTCCCGGAGCGCAGTGGCGGTACTGCCGGAGTACCGGCGCGACCCATCGTCGGACTGACGTGATGACTGGTCAGGCGTGCGATCCGCGCCCGATTATACTCCACGAGGCAGCGTGCCTTGTCAAGGCTGTTTTCAGCCATCAGCATCTCATGTCGGGCTTCAAGTAGTTCTTGCTCGACCGCTTGTTCCAGCGTCGGATGCCTGAACAATTCAAAAAATTTCATGTGGTTCTCCTATCGGGCTATGAATCTTGCAGTGATGGTTCTCTTTGAGATTCCTTTCGGATTTTAACTCAGGCCACTGCTTGCGCTGACCTTTTTAAATCGAGAGCTACGGCATGTTAGGGCGGCAAACTCTGCATTGCTCTCGATTCACACCGCCCCAGAGTTCAGGCTTCGGCGGCTTCTTCGGCAGGTACAGCCTTGGCAGCGGCTTTTGCTTCCTTAGCGGCTTTGTTGGCTGCTGCGGCTGCGGCACGAGCTTCACGCTTGGCCTGAGCTTTGGCTTCCCAGTCGGTCGCAGTAGCCAAGCCATTTGATTCGATGGTGGCCTTAATCACATCCATCGTCAGCGTGCCCTTCTTCAAGGCACCGCGCATCCGATTACGCAGATTCATGCTTTGCTGACCAGAGTTCAACTGGCTGTAAGGATTGTGGTCCAGATCAAGCACGAGCTTGGCCAATTGAATCACATTGCCGACAGGCACAGCGTCGAGCACTTCGGCCAGTTCGTTGGTCGAGCGGAGTTGTCCGGTAGCGCCTTTCACATAAGCGCCTTGTTTGACACGGTCAGCCAGAGCCAGCATCGACCCGACGTATTTACGAGTGCCGTCGGGGTTCAGATTGGCGAGACGTTCGGCACGGGCGGCCTTCGCGGCTTCACGTTCTTCCTTGGTCATCTGATTCTTGGCTTGAATCGCTTTCAATTTGGCAGCATCCTTTTCGGCCTTCAGAGCAGCAGCGGCTTTCAGCTTGGCGGCTTTGGCTTCAGCTTTCGCGGCATCCTTTTCGGCTTTCAGAGCAGCTTTCTTGGCTTCGCGCTCCTGTTTGGCCAGTTCTTTGTTCGACAGGACAGGCTTGGGCATGGGGTTCAGCGTTTCGGTGTAGCCGTCTTCGTTGACTTCAGTCATGGTGACTTCCTCAGTGGTTGGTTGATTGGACCCCGATTCTACGGCAACGGGAGTGTCGGTGTCAATGGGGTTGGCGGCGGCATTCATAGTGCCTTCATTTTTCGGGCTTTTCCGTGGGGCGCGTTCATTTTTCGGGCTTTTCCGTGGGGCGCGTTCATTTTTCATGGGGTCTTCCTTTAGGATACTGATAGCTGATTGGAGGAGGAGGTCCGAATATGCATCCGGACCCCATTTGGGATTAGACTGGCTCATTTCAGGGCTTTAAGCTCCTTTCTGGCAATCGAGTCCCAGCAGCTGTTGGCGTTAACTTCGACAGCGTACGCTGTTTCAATGGACTGCTCATCTTCATTGTCATAATAGGCCACAACTTCATGGTATGTGCCGAAATCATGGGGGAAAGCCTTCACGCGCAGGTCGGCTGTTGGGAATTCGCGCCGGAGTTGGTCGCGATAGATGCGGGTTTCGGCACGTGAGAAGGCGTGGCCGACAGGAAAACACTCTTCATTTGCTGGTGTGGACCCGATTGTGATGTAATCGCGTGCCATGGTTATTCTCCGATGCATTCGAGTTTGTATCCCGCCACTTCGACCATCTTGGTGCCGATCTGGACCTTCTTGCATGTCCCGGTATCGGTTTCGCGGATATTGACGTCAACGCCGATCGTCATGGCCAAAAAGTGCTCAGACTCGGGGCGCGAAAAATCGAAATGACGCAGGGCTTCAATATCTGTCACGGTGTCTTTACTTGCGGTGGCTTCGCATTCCATGTCGAGCATGGCCTTCAATATCTGCGGCACGACGCCCTCAAGCATGGAATCGGTGGTCACGCTGATCGACACGGCGAGTTTTACCTCATTGTTCCACACATTGAGTTCAGGCCATATCGCAATCGATGAATCTTCATCGCCGATGCCGTCGAGACGGCGGTTGATCAGGTCCACGGTGGCGGTGGTCTTCTTAGCGTTTTTGCGTGCCAACGCCAGCCGTTTTTTGCTGTAATCAACGTAGCTCTTCGCGTCGCAGATCGCGATTTTGGCTGTCAGGGTTGTCTTCATGGTAATACTCCTATTAAACTATCGGGGGGGCGGGTGAGATTCTATTGTAGCACAGCCGGAGCCGTGCTACCAGATATGTTCAGATCACATTACGACATTAAAATGGAAGTGGGCCATCACTTGAATCGCCCGTTCACCTACGAATACTGGGAAATACCTATTGTCGGCTGTCTTCTGAATGAAATAGGTAAGTGGGCCTTGATCTGCGGGGTATCGTTTCTCGACGGCCTTGACCGCGTTCGCTTCGGTGGCATATGTGCGGTTTGGTTCGAGTGCGATCAGGCGGCTCATTTTAACTCTCCTTGTATTTGGTCACGAATCCGCAGGAAGGCGGGGTAGCTGAGGGGTTTTACGTGAAGCATCGCGCAGCGCGCTTGGTGATGAAGGTAGCTCATTCCAGCGCCCCACGTGTGGTGTTACCTGTCGCGATATCGACGCAGACCGCTTCGGTTCCGGGTTCAAGCACGACGACCACGCTATTGTGCTCGGTGAATATCTCCAAGATGGCTTCATCTTCGCTGAGCGTGCCGGTATCGTGAAGCACGGCATCAAGCGCCAGATCAGCTTCATCGTCTCGGCTGGACCTGTGCCATGTGTAGGCAGCGCGTGCGAGTGCGTCGCGCTTGAGCATGGCCGCGATCGTGCGGTTTGACTGGGTGTGGTCGACTGTTTCCATGTGAACTCCTATAAACTATGGTTGATCGAGCAATACGCTCCGAATGCTGCCTGTCACACGGCATTCAGCGGGTTCATGCTTGGTCGTCGAAGAGGGTTTCGTCATTCATGCCGGTCGAGCACTCGTCCATGGGGATCGTCGTACCGGGACGAAAGCCAGCATCAGCCTTGGCTTGACTCTTCGCGTCTGTCTCCAGTACGACTTCAACTGCTTCAACCACGACGCCCATCCCGAACTCACCACGCTTCATGCAGCCGCGCAACTTATTGCGCAGATTCATGCTTTGCTGGCCGATGTTGAGATGCGTGTAAGGGTTGTTCGGCAGATTCATCGCGATGATGCAAGCCCGGATCACTTGAGCGGGTGTCAGGCTTCCGAGCGCGACCGCGATCTCATCACCACAGCAGGGCTGGCCGTTCGGCGCTTTCTTATATGCGCCAGCTGCCAAGCGTTCACGCAGGGCAAGCATAGGGCCAACATAGCCGACAGGCATCAACGCAACGTGGGCGTCTTCGGGTGTCGTGTCGAGTTCAGCTGCGACCTGTTCGATGAAGGTCTGCTCCGGACCTGCTGCGGCCTCTTCGTTCGTGGGCGCACGGTCAATACCCGCTTCAAGCTCGTCGGCGTGCTGTTCGTTATAGTCGGCGCGACAGGCGAATGCTTCGCCACGGCTGATGCTTGCGCCATTCGAGAGCTTGACCCAGCGACCCTTGATGGTCGTGATCGTGACTGTCGCGCCAGCGATCGTGAGCATCTGGCCGATTTCGAGTGTGGGTGTCGTGTTCATGGTGTGGTCCTATTCGCTGTGGAGTGGGGTCTGGGGGATCCAGCTTGCCCGGCAGAAGAGAGGGATCTCGATCTTCTGGTTTCTATTATAACAGCCTGTCAATATATTTTGTAACTACCGTTCGTCAGCTCGGAGATACCGTTCGTCGGCTGACTTCACCAGACAGAATGGGCGCTATCGTCTTGATAGCAATGCTGATAACAAGAAAGGTATCTGGGAGGGCTTCGGTTGAACACGAGAATGTCGGGCTATACTAGTACCGGACACATCAGACGAGAACAAGGGAGATACCAAAGAGAAGGTTGATATGTGAAACATGGTGTTGGTTTCACGCAACAGACCGAGGAGTCGTGATGAATACCGAGGAGTCGTGATCTCGACGTTCTGTTCTCGGAGAGACTAGTAGGTAAAGACGAAAAACTGAAGAGTCGTGGAGCGTTCCACGTGGAACACAGAGGAAGGCCAGAGGAATAGGGTTTACAGGCTGGGACTGGCGACGATAGAATGGGGATTCATCAACCTAGGAGCATGAAGATG